TCCGTATTGTGCACTCTGACAAGGAGTTCTCATGTCTGACACTGCCACCCTGATCAATACCGGAACACCTGCACCAGCTGCTCCTCCCGCGGCTGCCGTTGCGGTTGACCCGGCTGCCGCTGCCGTCCCCTCGCCGGCAGTAGCAGACCCTGCCAGCCCTGGCGCTGCCGTGTCCGCTCCTGATGCGGACTGGCGCAAGGTGCTGGCAGGTGACGACACAGACGCGCTCAAGGCGCTGGAGCGCTACGCGACGCCGTCCGACTACCACAAGTCCTTCACCGAGGCGCAGAAGACCATCCGCGCACGGCAGGAGGGCATGATCAAGCTGCCAGGCGAGAAGGCCACCGACGAGGAGCGCGCAGCGTTCCAGAAAGCGCTCGGCATTCCTGCGGCTCCGGACAAGTATGAGATCAACGCCAAGCCGCCCGAGGGCCTGGAGCTGGGCGACGCTGACAAGGCGTTCCTGAGCAAGGTGACGGCCAAGCTGCACGCCACCGGCGGGTTCGCTGCCACTCCTGAAGTCGCCAACATGGCGCACGAACTGTACTTCGAGGCAATGCAGGAGCAGGCGGCCGTGATGGCTGCGATGGCCGTGCAGAAGAAGAACGAGGGCAAGGCCACGCTGACGAAGCTCTACGGCCAGAACCTCGACCTCGAACTGAAGCACGCGCAGAACGCGCTGGTCGCCTTCGGCCCGCGTGATCCGCAGAAGGCCCGCGCCATGCTCGATCGTCAGTTCGCTGACGGCACGACGCTGGGCGACGACCCCGAGATTGTCCAGCTGCTGGTGCGCGCGAGCCGCGCAACGCACGAGGATCCGATGATGCTCGCGACGCTGAGCGGAGGCCTGCCGAGCAATGCCGGCGGCGTCCAGGCTGCGATCGATGACATCATGAAACTTAAAGGCACGCCTGCGTATGACGCGAAGGCGGACGAACTGCGCGCGCTCCTGGCGCAGCGGCAGAGGATTTCTGGCTAGGCTCCGGCCCGGTCAGCATAAGCAAGGCGATGGGCTGCTCCGGCGATGGGCAGTTCCGGAGCCACGCGGCCAACCCGGTTCTCCGGCCCCGCGTTGAAACTGAGGTGAACGACGGCCCCCGAAAGGGCCAACCCGTCGAGGATCCGGATCGCTGTCAAACCCCTTCAACCCCCACAATGGGAGACTGAACAGCTATGTCTGTAAACCAGATCAGTGACATCGACCGGATTGCCTATAACGAGGAATTCAAGGTCGATTACGAGCGCGAGAAATCGCTTCTTTCCAAATGCGTCCGCACGGATGGCCTGCAAAAAGCGGGCACCATTACGTGGGACGTCGTGGATCCGTCCGAGCAGGCGCAGACGCGCACCCGTGACGGCGAGATCCCGATCGCACAGCTCGGCCTCGGCCAGGTGACGGCGACGCCGCAGGAAGACTTTGGTGGCAAGTACACCATCGACAACTTCGACGCGTTCCGCACCAACAGCAACGTGCGGTCCATGCAGATGCGCAAGGCAGGCGCCGCCTGCTACCGCAAACGCGACCAGCTGATCATCAACGCGCTTGATGCAGCTACCGCAACACAAGGCACGATCGCCTTTTCCTCGCTTGGCCCGATCCTTGAGTGGGTGTCGGACCTCGAAGACAACGACATCCCGACGGATGACGGCAAGGTCTGGGGCGTCGTGACGCCGAAGGCCCTGCGCCAGATGATGCGGATCAACGAGTTCAAAAGCGCTGACTTCATCGAGACCAAGAAGATGGAAAACGGGCTTCCGAGCCTGGGCTTCTATCGCTGGCTGGGCGTCAACTGGTTCTCCCACACCGGCCTGACCGGCAAGGGCACCTCGACGGCGACCTGCCACATGTTCCACGAGTCGGCGATCGGCGCTCAGGCAGCGGGCGAGCCCGACTACCACGCCTACTACTACGAGCCCCAGCACCGCTGGGAAAACTACGCCGTCATCATGCACTGCGCCAAGCTCGTCCTCCCGCGGGGCGTGCAGAAAGCAGTTCACAATGACACCGCAGCGTTCAGCTAAGAGGAACTGACAACATGGCTTACACACCTGATACACTGCAGTGCATCCTCAACCGGACCGGCGAAGTCGGCGTCAGCCTCTGGCTCTATGACACCACGGATGCCACCGGCGTCGTCGATGGCGCCGCCTACTTCACCAACGTGGGTCAAGGCGCTGCCAACCCGCGCGGCATGGAAGTCGGCGACATGATGCTGGTCCGCATCTGGACCACGGCCATCCCGACCGGCTCGACCACGGCCAAGAACGCGGCGACCATTGCTGACGCAGCCTGGCACATCGTAATTACGATGAGCGCGGCCGGCGCAGCCACTGTGGCAACCGAGACGGCCATCGTGGTGGCAGCGGGCTAAGGCCCGTAATCCACGCGTCAACACATGGGGGGCTAGGTTGCACGTCAACCTGGCCCCTTATGCTTTGGAGATATGCATATGACCGTCCGCATCCACCCCTCGCGCCTCGTCCTCGAACGGGCCGGCAAGTTCCGCAACGTCTACCACGCGCGCGTCGAGGCGGGCCACACGCCGGCCGAGGTCATGGATCCCGACTATTTCGGGCAGGCGATGAAGCAGTCGCACAATGCGTCGCAGGCTGTACTGACGCCGGGCGACATCATTGAGGTCGAGGCTGAGGACTTCAGCTGGGACTGCATCCTGCGGGTCCACGCCCAGTCGCCATCGACCCAGCAGCTGATCACGCGCCTACGCGGCGAGATCAACTACTACGACACGGCAGACTTCCCGAAGGGCTGGACAGCCGAGTGGCTGGGCGGCGCCGAGCACTACGCGATCTACTTCGACGGCGTCCTGAAGGACCAGGGCATCACCTCGAAGGACGGCTGCCTCGCCCGGATCAATGGCATGATCGCGCAGGACATGCAGGCTGCAGGCGCGCGGGCCGCCAACTCCAGGGCGTCGGCTGCCAACAAGGCGCCGGTCAAGAAAGCCGAGGCGGCCTAACAGATGCCCACGCAGGCGACGGTCATCAAGAACGCCCTTCGCCTCGCGGGCGAGCCCTCGAATGTCGGCATCGACAGCGACAAGAAGATTGTCCGCGAGATGCTGGGGGCGTATGACGACGTGGTCAGGTCGGCGTTCGAGGGCGCAGGCTGGAACGCTTTCAAGTCGCTGGTGCAGCTCACGCAGACCACGCCTGCCGTGCCGGGATGGGACTACACGTTCAACGTGCCTGCCACGTTCGCCCGCGTGATCCACGTCTCGAACATCACGCGCGAAGACCTGCCTGCGATCGAGTACGGGTTCCAGGCTGGCAGGATCCTGACGAACTACGAGACGACCTACCTCTGGTTCGTGGACCGCACCTACGAGACGCAGGTCGGCGGCTGGCCCCAGACTTTCGCCAACATGATCAGCGCCATGATCGCCAACGAGGTCTACCCCGTGAACGACGAGGCTGACGCCACCCGCCAGAGGATCGGCACCGAGCTGGTGGAGCGCATGAACCTGGCAAAGTCCTACGACGCCTCGACCGACCCCACGATGAGGGAGCCCGTCGGCGCCTATGTGACCGCGCGCCGGAGCCACCTCTTCAGCCGGCGAGGATGATGTGGCCAAATCCAAGTCTGAAGTGGTCGCGTTTAATGCGGGCGAGCTTGGCAAGGAAGCCCTCGCGCGTGTTGACATCGAGAACTATCCCCGCGGCTCCGAGATCATGGAGAACATCCTCCCGCTGAGGCAGGGCGGGATGACGAAAATGCCTGGCACGGTCCACGTAGGATCCACGCCAAGCAACGGTGTGGCGCTGCTGAGGCCCTTCATCTTCTCCGAGACCCAGCGTTTCGCGATGGAGTTCTCGCAGAACCGGATCAGGCTGATCTTCGAGGGCGCCTACGTCACTGTGGCGGGCGCTGCGGCGACGATCGGTACGTGGACGGACGTGAGCGCGGCCACAAGCTCGGGCGGTGATCCGCCTCCCGATGGCGGCACGGCAGGGCCTCCGGGCGATGGCACCGGCGGCGGTGTGGACCCTGGTTATGACTTCGGGTTCGACTTTGACTACACGCAGTTCAGGATGCTTGTGCCATGACCGCCACGGCGACCACTGCCGGCTCGACCACGACATTCGTCGGCGAGGCAGGCGAGACGGCTGCCGCGGAATCGGTCATCACGACGTCCGCGCCGTCAACGGCTGTGTCCTTCAGCTTCGAGGTCGAGCGCTCGCCGCTCACGCTCAAGGTCGGCACGGCGTCGGACGGTGTT